TCAAAGTCTTGAAGTAAAGCAATTCCAGTAAGTATAGACCCACTGCGTTTAACGGTAGGTCTTATGTTTACTCCCTTAAGCTTTACCTCTTTGATTAGACGTGGTTCAGAACTATCACATATAATTAAATGAGGACCAGCATACCTAATGTTATAATCTGCGATCTGGGTTGTTGATAACCCAGCTCTGCAGTACATTGTTTTACAGAATATTCTTCTGCCTTTTTTATCTATGCTTAATTTTACAAGAACGGTGGGATCAATACTAAATCCAAAATCTTGACCATAGTAAACATCATAGTTCTCATTAAATTCTCCTATCCTCCAGTTTCTAAATATAACGCCTTCTTGTTTCTCAAGCCAGGCTCCCATAATCTGATGATTATATTTCTCTGGTCTTCTTCTTCTTATGTCTTGAATCTGATTTAAAAACGATACTGATAAATTATCTTTATTGTCCAGATAAGTTGTATGAATGTAAGTGATACCTCCTTTGATACCATTGAATCCATCTGGTATATATCTATTCTCAAAGAATCGATTATATATCCAATGTTCTTTTGTAGTTGGATTTAATATTAGTACACATCTATTCTGTTTATTCTTAACCCTTACAGATTGATCGATCTTATCAAAGTCGTCTTCGCTTATAAGCTCTTCCGCTTCATCTAATACAAAAGTGGTTATTGCGTTTAACGATTTAAGTGATGCAGTCTGGTTTCCTGAAGCTGTACGTATACCTTTAAATAATATACTAGATTTTGTTTTAATATTTGTGATCTCGTCTTTAGTTATTCTAAAGTCTTCGCTCACTCCCATAAGTTCTAACTTCTCAATAAATTCAGGAATAATAGATGAAGCTGCAGATACCATTGTATATCTAGTGAATAATATCTTATGTCCTCTTTCATAAGTAAGTAACAACAAAAAGACATTGACAGCAAAAGATTTACCAGAACCTCTACCGCCTGTTATAATAAAATACCTGGAGTCATTTCCAAAGGCTTGATATTTATGATTAAGCTTTGGTGCTTTCATATTTATAAAAAATATCTTTTTCGATTAAGTATGCTCTTTTATATTTATTATCACCTATTGCTTTAAATCTGGCTAATTTTAAATCATTGTCAGATATACATTTTTTAATATCATTAACTAAAAACCATTTGTAATCTATTCCATCAGTAATCATCCAGTATTTAGCTTTAGTTGTCGATAAAGCAGAAGGTTTATTATCAAACTCAACTTCAACAACAATATTTCCTGAATCTAAACTCATACCATCATATTTAACTTCAATACCTATTTCTATCTCAGGAATATAAATATCCCAATCTTTACAATAACCATCAACCTTATAAGCTTTAGGATATTTCTTTTGTATTTTTTTTAACACTATATTCTCATAGTATATACCAGTGTTCAAGTCTCTTTGGAAAGTACAATTATTCTTCTTCCTCATCTACATCAATTGTGTTTTCTTCTATCTTTGGAGTACCTTGAAAGAAATTCATAATAGATATATCTACATTCTCAGCTCCTTTTGTAATATCTAAATTCTCTCCAGGTTTACCATAAACATACTCGGCTATCATCTTTCTGTCGAACTGTGAGTTCTTAGCATTCTCAGCAACCATAACCCAGAACTCTTCTTCAGATCCATAAACATCCTTTATAGCCTTTGTAGCTAACAGTTTTGACCTGACCTTCATAGCCTTATTAATTTTGGTTGGAGTGCTCAGAGAACGCCTTAAAATGGCGTCTCCTCGCTTCTGACCATTATTCTTTCTACCATCGGTAGACTTCATATATTTTCTTACTGGTTTTTTCTTAGGCATTTCTGATCATAAATTAATTCATATAGTTCCCAGATTTTATCACTCCATTCTGTTTTACCATATATTTCTTTTGATTCTTTCTTTTGTCCTTTATATTCAAGAATAATTCTAAATGTTTTTTGTATAGGAAGAATAGGAACTGGATAAGCTTTGTAGCCATTCTTAAAACACCAGCTAATTGCATTAAGATCATATCTTGGATTACACCTCTTCTTCTTTGGCATTTAAAAAGCATCTACAGAACTGTAAGCAGCGTATTCTTTAAGACCTTTTGAGTTGTTTAACTTTGGTTCATTAGACAACTCTTCAATAAAATCAAGAACCTTATAAACTTTACCATCAGGTATTTTATTCATTGCTTTATAAATTAAAGATGATTTTATAAAAGCTAATTCATTTTTAATATCAACGTTTTCGTTAATAATATCTACTTTAGTTTCATTTATCTCAAAAGTCCTTTCATCAAATACTTTAGTAAAATTATCACATAAAGCTTTTAATCCTTGATCATACATAAATACTTCTTCTATTGTATTATTCATAGAATGAATTACTGCTGCGTGATGTCTGCCTACTGACTTTGCAATTTTAACTATACTAGTTTTTGTATATTTTTTACAGAGGTAAAAATAAGCTGCTCTAGCATAAACGTGATTTCTTTCTCTAGTGTTTGTTGTAAGATCTAATTCAGTATAGTTCTCTACGTAGTTTTGTATCTGCGATATTTTCATAATAATTATTTATAAGTATAGTAAATATAAAAAAATTTGTGAATTTCCTAGCTAAATCTATTCCTAAACATTCTTCATAAAGTTCAAGCTCTTCAAAAAAGTACAAACTAACATTGATATCTTTATCATTTGCTCCGTTTATAATATCATTACAAGTCAATCTAAAATACAACTGAGTTACAGGATGTTTAGAATCCAAAGTATCTAATATAATTTTTAACTGCCTTCTCAACTTTCTCTTTTCCTGATTGGATAAAATAGTCATCTGCTATATCTGTCTTTACTTTTTTAGTTCTTTTATCTATGATTACAAACTCAAACTTATCTTTATTAAATAACTCACAATATAAATAAGCCTGAATGTCATAACCATAAAAATATTTATTATAATCCCAGTTGTCAATATCACTGGTAGTTTTTAAATCAATAACTCTATCTGAATTTAAACAATCGGCTTTGCCTCTAAAAGGCAAGCCTTGTATATAATTTATACCAGGAACTTCACACTGACCGTGTTGAATTAATTCTTCTGCTCTAGAGTTTTGCATTATTGCTTCTTTTAAATCTTCAGCCCATAACCTTTCTTTATGTAACATTACTTCTTTTTGACTTGTTTCTTTTACTTCTTTATATTGTTTATTTCTTCTTGAATAAACATCTACAAAATCATAATACTCATCAATCTTATCACTCTCTAATATTGTAACGTGAATTAATCTACCATCTCTTAATGGCTTAGAATTTGGATCAAATTTATTATCTTCAAAAAGATAGTCATCAACCCCATTAACAAGCTTTTTAATAGAACTAGACGATAAACAATTAACGCCAAGATAACCGTAATAAAAAGAATTGTCATCCATCTTATCCAGGAGATCTTTTTGAGACCAAACAGTTCCATCAAATAATTTTATATTCATTCTCTACTATATAATAAGTTACTTCGTAATGATCGAACTCTTCTCTAGAAAAATTATAATACCAATTCATAATACTGTTGCGTCTATTACATCTAAATATGCTACTTCTTTAGCTACCTTTTTTTTATTACTAAAATAAGTTGTAGCAGGGTTTCTGTAGTTTATTTCCCAACTAGGTTCAATTGTATACAAATTAAAACAATATACATTTTTAGGTGTACTGCAAATATATAAAGGAGTGTCTCTATGTTCAGAACAAGTTTTAATCATTGCATCATACTTTATCTTTTCTAATAACAAAGTATTATAATGTCTAGTCCTGCATTTAAGTTCTATTCTATATTTATTATCAATAGAATAACAATCCCACTTAGACATTCTTTTTTTAGCTTTTACTAAGTCAGGAAAGTAATTTAATCTTAAATATTTAAAGAGATCTTCTTCTTTATTTATAAGCCTCATACATCTTTTTCAAAGGTTTGTATACATTATTTACAAAGCAAGAGCTACAGCTTGTTCCTCTTTGTTTGCCATTAAATACTCTATTGTAAATATTTATACATCTGCTAACTATAGCTGCAGGAATAGTTTTCTTTTTACTTTTAAACAAATCATCTAAAAACAAATATTCATTTTCTGTTAAACATTCCATTTTATTATATCTAAAAAGCTTATTGAGTTTGCCTTTCCTCTCATCACACCCGCAATCCTCTCCAGCTAAAAACTTTACAGCTTTTTTAATTCCTGTTGCTTCAGTTATTTTTTCTATTGTATCTCCAAGTCCTTTAGACTTGTTTTCATTT